TGCCACCCCGGCCGCGGGGTGGATCAAAGCGAATGCCGGCGATGCGGCGCCAATCAGGAGGGCTGAGGCTTTCATAGCCTTGACGACCATTCTCCACCAGTCACCTTTCGCATTCATGGACACGGGAACCATGGGTGGCAGCTTTGATGCTGCTTCATGATACAGGCGAAGAGCTTCGATGGAGTACGGAGGACTTGGGGTTGCTACCGACAAGGAACTTAAATCGGAGAAGTCGGGAAAGAACTCCACTATGGTCCTAACAGTGATCCTAAAGCTACTGTTAGCAGTGAGTCCTTCTATGTTAGCGACCGTGGGATAAAAGCCTGAGCAAACGAGGCCAGCTCCATTTGCTGGGGACTGGAGGTTTGGATTTGACTGAACATACAAATACTTACCTCCGGCAGCGTTGGAAAGGGAGAGTGCCGAGCGGCAGTCGTTAACACCGGTGCGCCTGGGCCACATGGCTTCGTACATCCTTGGGACAATGTACGCGCCCTGCGCGGCAGGGTGAGTTCGGACGGTTGGCACCTGACTAAGCTCTGACAAGTTGCCAGGCAGAGTTGGGCAGGTGTGATGGGTATCTGAATAGATGACTGTCTCGCCGGCGCTATCCTGCATCTGGATCAACGCAGAATAGGATGTGTCGAACTGACCTGTGATAGAGGCAGTTGTTATTGAGCCACATTTATACATGGCCGGCGTGACGTCATGGATCTCGATACCGATTCCGATTAGACGACTGGGAATAGACCGGGAGGCTGACGGGAGAGTGTAGAAGCTCGCCTCAGTTGTTGCTGTGCCCGCAAGCACCATGGCATACGTTGGTGATGCTAAGGCAGCAACCGATTTGAGCACTGAGATGGGTTGCACATTCATGGTTGCAGCATTGTTGTACGCTCCAAAGGCTCCAAGGAATCCGTGGAAGCCGTTGAAGATAATGCTGAAGCGATCCCCATCAGCTGTTGCACTAAAGGTCTCGTTCTGGTTGAAACAGCGGACGAAGCTCGGGCCTGAGACCTGGTCTGGCAAGCCTTCGAGCTGATAGTCGTAGTCATGATATGGATCAAGAGCTGACTTGATCCATGCTTCTTGAGGAGAATTGATCTTATTATTCATGGCAAGAGATTTAATATAAGTTATCTATTAACTTTCTTGCCCCGTGGCCCGGACCTTAAGGATGTTGCATGGCGTGCTCCCACACGCCATACATCCATGGCTCTTCGGCGTTTGGCCAATTGCCGTGTTCCGCCTTCTGTAGTTCCCACCACCCGCGCTATTCCACGGGTTTGTGTCTACGAATGCTGAGTTTTGGTTTAGGTAGGGCTTCGAGTTCATTGATGAGCTTCCTTACCTGTTCCCTCAGCACGGGTGTGTTTCCATCGGATTCAAGGATGGAGGTTAGCTTCATGATAAGTCGGGGTACCTTATCACGTTCGGAGACTTGTCCAGTCAAATAGGTCAGCTTTGGCAGAATTCGGTCTGGAGAAGCACACGAATTTACGCTGGCCCAGTTGAAGTGGCGCCCTAAGAAAGTGAAGGTCTGACCAGAGCCATACTCCACGACTTTATGCTTCAATAAGAAGCCGTGGTTTCTGGCGACATCTAAGACCTTCTGAACTTCGGTCTGTGGGAGGAATATTAGGCCGTCATCCCCGCCAAAGCAGCCGTATTTGCTTGCTCTGGCAGGGCCTATGGCGCAGGCCGCCACTAGCCAATTCTGGATGGAGTTCATGAGACAAGTGTCTGGTGCTCCAGAGCATCGGGCCCAGCCTGAGCTGAACTTCGGTGCCTGCTGGTATTTAACTTGCACGCTGTTCTTCAAACACATCTCAAGAACAGGATCGTCTTTGCCGAAACACGCCCTGTAGATTTGGCGCTCAATGAGTCGCGTTGGTTTCGTCAATGTCCCGTCAAAGGTTGAGTAGTCTGTTTCCAGTACCACCCAATTTTCGGCCATGGCTTCAGAGGACAATTGATAAATTCTGTCGGCGACCTCCGCTACAGGCCGCCCAAACGCGAACCAATCGTTCGTACCTTTCTCATGCATAAAATGCTGGAGAGGATACACAAAGCGGTAGAACGCCGCTTGAACGATGTCATTGAGGGGGGTGATGAGCCTGGGACTTTTCACCCCCTGATAGACTTCGACCTTAGCAAAGGGACGAACTTTGTTAAGGTCCTTCGAGGTCGTCGGAACGGTCTGTTTCAGAGCTATTTCCATCTTCTCGCGGTTCTTAGATGGAACGAGGGAAAGAACCTCCGCGTCAGTGAGTTTCGTGAAGGTTTGCCTCTTAAAGATGAACTCCATGACCAGAGCGACGTACTCATCTAATTTCTTGGTCATGTTGACTCGTTTCTCGG